ACATCATCGTGCCTCAGCCTTTCGGGATGCCGTCGCCTTACGTGGCCTACGGCACGCATCCGTCCCGGTGCTTCTACACCCCCTCCATCGCGCTGGCGCTCGTTGAAGGTACTAACGTCAGCACCATTGAATACTTTGGCAGCCTGCCGGTTGACCTCTGGTCTTACAGCGGCACTTCCCTGTGCGGGGCCAGCTACCTGTACAACGATTGTCAGGCGGCCTACGCGCCCTGCGCGGCGCACGCCTGTTCCATGAGCGTGGTTTATCCCGCCAGCGCTTCGCCGCACACGACCATCGAGTACGCAGGCCGGTGTTTCTCTTACGCGGGCAGCACCAACAGCTACGGCACGTCGTCAGTGGTTTCGGCTGGCTCCGTGAACCCGGTGGCTGACTGCCAAGACCCTGCGTGTGTGGGAGGTTCCGGCAGCAACGTGAGTGTAGTTGTATACAACGACGCACAAACCTCCCTGCAAGTTCCTGTTCGCTTCGACAACCTCGACCGTGGCATTGCCCGCTATGGCGTGGCGGCGCAGAAGATCGACGAGGGCTACAACGGCCTGACGGACGGCACTAAGGTGGTGCGCTGGCACCGGGAGCCAGATGTTCTGCTCTATAGGTCAGGAGGCAGTGGGTCGATCCTCTTTGAGTTTGGCTTGAACGGCAAGCCCAAGAAGGTCGTCGTCTACCACAACGGCGTCCCGCGCACGTATACCCCCGGCATCGGCGGTACCCGGCAGTCTGTGGCGGTGGAGCCGGGGGACACGGTTTATCTCCGTCTGGCGGATGCCTACGGTCGTCTGCCGCTCCAGTACCGAGGGCTTTCGACGCAGGTGCGCTGGCACATGGTGCTGAACCTGCCGCGCTTGTTTGACACGGTGGTCGTGCCCTACGCGGGCAGTACTTCGGTCAAGGCTTTGGGCTTCTGCTCGTACACTGACGAAGGTGTTTACAGCTACTACGGCACGCTTCCGTTCAGCGGTTCCATGACCGGTCCTGTGAACCCAGAGAGCACCGTCACGGTCTTGTCGGGCACTCGGGAGTACAGCCTGTTGACGATGCGGGCGACAGGGGACTCCAACCTCTACATGCTGGGTGTTGCTCCGTACGCGGGTCAGGTGCTCGCGGGGCCGCTTACCTTCAAGTTCTACGCGGCGCGTGAAACCTTCGGTGCCCACGGCGAGATGGATGTCTGGCTCGATACCAGCGGCACCTTCCCCGCTTATCTCAACGCCGGGGTTTACGACTCACTGGCAAGCGGGTCGTATTACTTGCGGCCCGGTACTCCGCTGGACACGCTGCGAAATTCCTACTCCGTGGCAACCAGCACCCAAAGCTGGCCCGGCGTGTATATCGCCTACGACGGCGAAGTGTTGTCAGTCGTGTCTGGCAGTGGCTCAGTTGTATACAACGGCAAGACTTTCTTCGATACCGGCACCAAAGACCCCGGCCTGTCCTACACGATCATTCCGGCAGGAGCGGTATAAAGCTGTCGTCCACCTTGAGGTCCAGAGGAATGGCTTCGGCCTGCCGCACTTCTTCCTTGGTGAAAGCGTCTTGGAGCTTTTGAATCCGGTCGCAGGCTATCGCCAGCGTGCCCAAGACGCTGGTAACCACGTGCCGGGCTGGGTTTTCCAAGTCCTTGTGCAGCGGGACGAAGACCGGCGACCGGGTGCCCTGCGCGTCGTTGGTGCTTACCATGATCTGGACGACGTAGTCGCACCTCATCGCTTCCTTGGCCGTAACCACCTTGGCCCCCCACCCGGTAGCGCTCACGTAGGCGATCCGGTCTGGCTCGACCACGGCCACGTCGATGAGGACGCCCCTTTTCTCGTAGCTGAGGCGGTTGTTGCTTTCCTCGATGTTGGGGCGAAACCCGCGCTCTTTCAGAAACCTGTCTACGGCCATGAGGCCCAGACGGTACATGTAGTGCCGCTGGCCGCTGCTCAGCGGCTTGGGCTTGGCTTTTTGTTCGACTGCTGAACCTCGCGCCCACCCCAGCCAGACGCGCTCGATGCGAGCAGGCAGCATGTTGCTCATGCCTAGAAGAACAAAAAGGCCGCGATTGCTCGCGGCCTTTGTGAAAACGGGTTGACCTGCGTTTAGATCGTTGTCCCGTTCGGGTTGATGTTGCCAGCGCCAGCGTTGATGTTGCTGACGGTCGTGGCAGGCCCGGTGACCGAACCCCACTTCTTGATGAGTTCGTTGCGCTCCCAACCCTCGTCGTAGCCCCAACCCCGGCGACCCGTGGCCACAATGTCGATCTGCGCACCGCGCAGGTCGGCCTTGTTGCGAAGGACAGCCGAGATGTTCACGATGGTATTGCCCGACCCGAAGAACGCCACGCGCTTGCTGATGAGCGTGTAGTGACGGGTCGTGGTACCACCGGGAGCCACCGCGAAGCCAAGGAAGTTCGTAGTGAACGGTGAGGCAGTGTACGTTGTGTCGATGGTGGCGAACCCGGAGGGGTTCGTGACGCCATCATACTGCGCGAGGCGGATGTACGCAGTGTTCGGCCCCGTGTTTTCAAACACGAAGTCGATTGCGCCCAGCCGGTCGTTGGCAGACTCAGCGTACCCTTGGAATACGAAGGCATTCGTGCCAAACGCTACTGAGGATACTTGGTTCATAGTGTTCTCTGTTTTTGTTTGCTGCCGATCACACGACCGGCGTTCGCACGTAAGAACGCAGCCAGAAACCGGTGCGGCTAAAAGGATTGACCAGCAATGCGGAAAGACGTATCAAATGACGTGCTGGGTGACCTCCAGCATTTCCTCGTCGGTCATCTCGATCCCCACCCGACTGGGTGGGACCATTTTCAGGTAGCGGCGGCAGGTGCCCTCGAAGGACCAGTCCTGATTTTCGGTTGACTGCTCCGCTGGTGTCTCGTCGTAGTTGTACTGTGCCGTGGCCCGGTTGAAGTGCGGGTGCCGGAAGAAGCGCTCTGCCTCCTCGTGGCTGTTCAGGCTCACCCGATAGCGGTGCTCGCTGCTTTCGTCGGCCACCTTCTCAAACTCGTCGAGGGGCACTAGCCGGTATTCCGGGTAGCCGGTCATGGGCACCCACTCCACTTTCATGGTATTCGTGTTGACAATGCCCACGCGCTTGGGCTGCCCAACCTCGCCCCAGTCCTGCTGAAAGGGTGAGCCGACGTAGTGGATTTTGGGCGTGACGGATTGGGGAAGATGGATGTGTCCGAGCATGACCAAGCTGAAGTCCTTGAGCACTGCCTGCGGGATGCCGGTCAAGGCTTGGCCGGTCTGGTAATAGGAGCCTTCCACTTGGAAGTGACCAAACAGCACCTTGGGAGCGCGGATGCGCCGCGTCTCCTTGACCAGCCACTCCGAAAGCTCTGCGTGGTTCGCCGGGTAGGAGACAAAGAAAGCAGCCCAGTCGCCCATCATTTGAATCCGCTTGTCGTCCACCACGTGGAAGCGGTGCTCGAACAGGCGGCGATTGTTTACACTAGCGTCCCGCAGGTATTGCTCGTGGTTGCCGGTGATTTTCCAGTGCGAGCCGTCGGGCACTTTGGCGATCCCTGCGCCCAGCACTTCCAGCGTGGGCAGTGGAATCGACGAGCGGTCATCGGTGGTGTCGCCGAGGTCGACGACGGCGTCGCAGTCGTTTTCTGCATAGATGCGGGCCACGTCGTCAAAGAACTTTTCGACCCGGTAGTGCTGCAAGGTGGTGTTGGGTCGGGTGAAGCAGAGTTCGTCACCGTCGGTGGCCTGAAGGTCGGCGTAGCAGAGCAATTTCATCGTGTACAAGAACGCACTTTTATTGGGTTTCAATCAGCTTAGGCGTGTTTTAATGCCTACTGCCACTTTGTTCTTACCTGCTGTGGAACTTAACTTGATGAAGCTCTACTCGCTGGCGGTGAACAATCGAGAGGTTTGTTCGGTGGAAGTGGAGTGCCCGGCATGGCTGCCGGTGCGCCCCAGCGTACCCAAGGTTTGGCTGGCCTCCGTCGTATCCCGCGCACTTCATCGGTACTTTGCGCCGCAACCCCCGTATTTAGGTTGGCATGACCGAAGCACAAGCAGCCCGATTCTTAATTGAGGAACTGCCTGCGAAGATTCGCAGGGCGCTCCAGCAGGAAGGCCATGATGACGACATGCCTCATGGCAAACCGGCAGAGGGTTCCTCCGACGACAACGGCGAGAAGGTGTCGGCGGTAGCCAACCGGATCGCCCTTCAAGTTTTCAGCGTGCCGTCGCTTCAGTCGTTCTTGGCGGACTACGCGGTCGTTTCCACCGGGCGCGGGGACGGGTCGGTCAGGATTCAGTTGGATTTCCTCAAGCTGCCCAAGGAGATCATTCCTGAGCTTGAAAAGCTGCTCTCCGTTGACCACTTCAAAAACCACAAGCTGGTCAAGTACATCAAGAACGGGCAAGCCCGCACCGGGTTGGAGATCGAAGTCACACCCAAGGAGCTTCCGGGCACGGCCTATGACTACGCGTTCTGATGGCTTCCAAGACGGCAAAGAAAGCGGCGGGCACCTACGTAGCAGATTCTCTCTGGAGCTTGCCGGTAATCCGGGCGTGGCTCACGCGTGAGTGCCGCGAGGGAGTGCTGTCCCATCACGTTCAGAGGTTCTGCGCATCCCAAGAGGAGAAATTGGAACACTCGTCGGTCATCGTCGAAACGATAACGGACGAGTGTATACAATGTCGGGTTCCGTGCCGCTGCTACGACCACGAGTCGGCAGGGCCGTTCGACGCGGACGTGCGCTTCAGCCTCAACCCGCAGAGCGGCGAGTGCCGCCGGGATTAGGCTCCGACGCTATCCAAGTCCTGCAACTTGTCCGCTGCGTCGCGGTAGTCCAGACGCCCGGCCAAGTAGTCGCAAATCACCTTGCGGGCAAGCTGGTTTGTCGAGTTGACGTTGGTGGCGGCGTCGCGGTCGAAGATTTCTTTCAACGTTGCGGCCTGCGCTTTGGTGATGCGAAAACTGATGACCTGCGGGCGTGTCATCCGCGCCGGGCGTTGCGTCTTCGCTGCTTTGGATTTGGTTTTCACAGTCTTTGCCATGAACGTAAGAACGGATTTTTTCAAAGTTTCCGGTTCTGGTAGTTAGAGAGAGATATGGCTGATACAAGAACATCGAGTTTGCTTCGATATATGGGGTTGACTGGCACCAGCGGAGCACGCACCGGATCACTGGTGCCCCGCGCCCAAACCCCCGACGCGGACCAGCGGCTCTGGCAAGAGTTTCAGGACGCGGGCCGGGTAGGTGACCCCGAAATCTGGACGAAGTTCAACACGGTGATGAAGCGCCCGACGACGTTCGAGGCGATGCTTCAACTCTGGGACGAGATGAGCCAGTGGGACTTGCTGGCCGCTGCCTTGGTCGAGATTGTTGACGAGGCCACGCAGGTCGACGCCAACAGCCCCGGCGCGATCTGGTTCCAGTGCAATGACGCGGCGTTCGAGGAAGAACTCAACGACCTCTTGGTGCGCCTCGACGTGGAGACGCTGATCCAGTCGCAGGTCTGGTACACCGCCGCGATGGGCAACCACTTTGAAAAGCTGGAGTACGCGCCCAAGGAGGGCATCATCGGCATGTCCTTCGTACACCCGATGGAGATGCGCCGGTACTGGCTGGAGCGCAACCGCAAGGCCATCGGCTTCCGCTGGCTGAACCACAAGCCCAACAAGGAGGACGTGTTCGTTCAGCCGGACAACCGGACCCCGGTGGAGCGCGTGTCGATGGGGGCAGGCCAGAACGTCGAAGAACTTTGGTATCCGTGGGATTTCCTTCACTTTCGCCGCATGTTCCGTATGCGCATGAGCGAGCACGGCGAGCCGATCTTCGCCGAGGCCGACGGCATCTACAAAAAGCTCCGCTTGGCGGTTGACCAGATGGTCGTGTGCCGCGCTCAGGTTCAGCCTGACCGCTACGCGGTGTCCATCGACGTTCAGGAGCAGCCTCCGGTCGAGCAGATGAAGACGGTCCAGCGCTGGCGGCAGACGCTCCGCAGCAAGCTGGCCTTCGGGCAGGTGGGCCTTCCCAACGACCTCAACGGAGCCAGCGACTTCACGGCGTACTACAACGCTCTGGCGCTGGACACGATGATCTACATTGCCCAGCCCAAAGGCTTCAACAACGTCATCACCAAACTGCCCGGCACGGCGGAAGTGCCCGATGTATACGACATTGAACTGCTGACCGACCTCTTTTACTCGATCATCGGGATGCCCAAGGCGTGGTTCAGCGGCGGCCAAGGCTCCGGCGGGGGCGGCGAGATGCCGTCGGGCCGGGCGCTCTTGGCGCAGGACATCCGCTTTCTGCGCAAGATCAAGTCCATCCGCAAGCCGCTCACGACCTGCTACCAGTGGCTTGGCTACTTCCACGCGGTGCTCAAGGGCAAGAACATCGAGCAGTTGGACATCAAGGCCATGATGCCCCAGATCGGCAGCCTTGAGGAACAGATGAAGCTGGAGATGCTGGGCATTCAAGCTGACGTGCTCCAGAAGCTTGGCGACGTGATGGAGCAGTACTCGCTGCCCAAGGAAGCGTGGATCGACACGGTGTTCAAACGCTACATGCACCTTCCTGACGAGGTTGTCTCGGTGTTCATGACGGCGCTGCCGTCGGAGATCGAGCAGCAGGGCGATCAGGAGGAGAGCCGGATCAAGAAAGCCGCGCCTTCCACGCTCAAGCTCATCAACGAAATTCACGAGAAGATCGTCAACACCCCCGGCGCGTCGGATGCAATCAAGATGCTGCGGGAAGTTGTATACAAAGAGAAGCTGCTCGACCGCCCGCACCAGAAGTGGACGCGTGACCGGGTGTTCCAGCAGCCGACCCTCAAGGAAAACGACGTAGTGATCTCCAGCTTCGGCAAGCACCCGTTTGAACTGAAGCGCCGGAATGTTTCGGAGAGCGCCAACGGGGAGGGCACCATGACCGGCGTCATTCAAGCCAAGATCGACGGTCGGCCCAAGGTCTGGGATGACGACGGGGCAACCAAGCCGCTCAGCGAGTCCACGGACAGCACCGATGGCATGGGTGCTCCCTCGCCGTATCGGAAATGGCTAGGCTAATGGCTCTGCGCATCACAGATTTCAGCGGCATTGACCTGAGCGAGCAGCCGCCCGCACAGGTCAGGATCGCATCGGTGCCGCCCTACGGCGGACGTGCCACCGTGCAGTGCCTTGTGATCGAGGATGGAGGCACGCTGCCTTACCAGTACGTGACCGGCACTCTTTCGTGGGACGACGGCAGCCTGCCTATTGTATACAATGGGACTACGTCTGGCACGCTGACCATCAACACCTACCGGAATCTCCAGCCCGGCGACTACGTGGTCAAGGTCGAGGCGCACAACTACATGACTCCGGCGTGGGACTACGCCAGCATCAATTACCAGTTCACCGTCCGCTCAACCACGGAAGGGCCGGTTGTCACCCCGATTATTTACGGGCCGATTCTGCCCAAGGACACAGGGTTCCCCAACCCCAGTCAGTGGAACTGGAACCGGGGCGTGGATGTGGAGATGCTGGCCTCGTCGGTGAAGATGCTGCTGACGACCAGCAAGGGCGAGCGGGTCATGCAGCCTGACTACGGCACGAACCTTCGCCTGATTCTGTTCGAGCTTGAGACAAGCGGGATCGAAAGCTTGGTGCAACAAGAGATCGTTGACGCGCTCACAAAGTGGGAGCCTCGCGTGGCTATCCAGTTCTTAACGGTGGAAAAGACTGGTGAACGCGAAGTGACCGTCAACGCAACTTTTGTCAGCAAGCTGAACCAGCAGGATTTCATGATCCCAATGGTTTTCAACCCGTGAAGAAGCTGGAACGTTCCACGTACGACCGTCGAGCTTTCGTCAACCGCTTCATGCGGGAGGGCGGCCTGACCTATAGCCAAGCGTGCCGCATGTACGAAGTGATGTGCGCGACGTTTGAGGATGCCATCATCACCGGGAGCAAGATCACCGTGGGCCGGGTGGGAGCTATCGTGCCTTACTGGAGGCCACCCCGCGACATCCAGATGCACTTTCGCAAGCAGGGGCGCAAGGTGGAGAAAGGCGTCCACCGCACCTTTTTCATGGATGGCCGCTACGACTTCAAGTTTCGGCTGTACCGCCGCTTCATGGAGACGCGGCAGTTGAAGTGGCTCCTCGACATGCCTGTTGGTAGTTAGAGCGTATGGCAATTCGTCCAATCGACCTTCCGGCAGCCGCAGGCATTGATTACTCCGGGGGAGATATTCGTCACTTTGCGCTAGGCGATGCCGTGAATGTGCCCGGCCTGAGCAACCCCACCCGCAATCTGGCGGAGCGCGACAACCTGCTGGCTGAAAAGGTCAACGAGATCGCGGGTGTTGTAAACAATCAAGAGCAGTTCGTTCCACTTCCGGTCATTCGCACCAACGTCCCTCCCAGCGAAGAAGTCATCGTCACCAACTACCGCATTCCCGCCGGGTTTGAAGCCCGCGTGCTCAATGCGGTAGTCAGCACCACGCCCACCAGCGTCAACGCGCAACTGAGCGTCCAGTATTCAACCTCGTACGGCGAGGCAGCGGGTACCTCCGTTGTGACTGTCACGCCGGGCAGTGAGTTCACGGGAGATGTGAATTTTTACCAGACCGGCGAGTTCATCGTCAGCCTGAAGAACACCGGAGCCTCCACGCTGGAGATCGCGGCCAGCCTCATGCTGACCATGCGCCCGCTGGGGGCAGAGGGCACGCTTCTGGTGGGCAGCATCATCGAAGGGCCGCCGGGCAAGGTGGGCAGGACAGGGCCGCCCGGACCTCCGGGGGTGCCCGGCACAGGCGGGGCAGGTTCTCCGGGCATGGTCTGGAAGGGCAACTGGACGAACGGTGTTGTATACAACACCAACGACACAGTGGCTTACACCTACAGCGGCACGTATGGCTCGTGGATTTGCCGGGTGGCAAACACGGCCAACCTTGGTGCCAACGATCCGCAGATAGACACGACCACGTGGAACACAGTGGCTATCGGAGTCGTCGGTCCAACTGGGCCGTCCGGTGGAACAGGCCCAGCCGGGGTGGTGACCGCCATGACGGGTGCCACCGTAACAGTTCAGGGCACGTTCAATCCTGAAGCGGGTTACACCGCAGCGGTATTCACGGATGGCCCGTGGCTGTACGACGGGCAAGTCGCAACGCCGCAGTATGTCGGGCTGACCGAGACGTTCTACGGGTCTACCGGAGGCACGGCTGGAACGACACGCGGCATGGCAGCGATCAATGGGGTTTTCTTCGTCGCCTTCTATGGCACCGCGACCTTGACGCTGCCCAAGCAGGCTTACGGGGCCGCTGTTGATTACACGAATGCCTACATCAACTGCGTGGTGGTGCCTCACGGTACCAACTGGGTTACAACCACCGGTTCAGGCACGTGGAGCACGGGGTTGGAACTGCGCAAGTCGGGCCAGTACGCTTACGTGGTGAAGACGGTGACGGATGCGCCCATCCTAACGGCGATCCACGTGACAGGCGTTCAGACCGTCTTGAACTAGCTCGTTGGGGCAGTCAGGCCAGAACTCTCCGAAGCAGCGGAGGACCATCGTTTTGAAGCGGGCGAAGCGCTCCTCGTAGGGTAGCTCGCCGCCGAGAAAGCCTTGGATTTCAGGGGTCAGTTGGGTGAAGTCAAAGCCTTGATCCTTCATCCGGCGCACAAGCTGGTTTCCCACCCGCCCCATGTAGACTGCCGTATCGGCGTTGTGGTTCTTCAGCGACCACAGCCGCAGCTTGTACAGCCGCAGCATCTCAGACCTTGAGAACGGGGCTTGTTCGTGCGCCGCGTAGACGATCCAGCTTCCCGTGGCGTCGTGAGCGCCAAAGTAGATGGAGTTGCTGATGCCTGTTCCAGCGGCATTGGTGACCGTACAGCGGATGTAGACGTATCGGGTCGAGTCACTGCCGGGATTGACGCTCGTGATGTTCAGAAGGTTCCCTGTGATCGTGCAGGCGATGCTGCCCCAGCCCGGCGGCGAAAAGCTGGGGGCGGTTACAGGATTCCACGGGCCGGTGCTGGCAGCGGAGTACTCGTACAGGTAAGTGATCGGCAGCGTGCCGGTGGCTGTAGCCACGAAATGAACGTTGCAGTTGTTTCCGGCACCTCCAGGGATGTATACAAAAGGTGTGTCGCAGGTGAGCACGGTGTTGCGTGGCGGCTGGAGAGGGCCGCCCAGCCGGGTGTCGCACGGAAGCAGAAGCTCCTGACTCTTGTATACAATCTTCGCCACGTAGTTGCCCACCACGTGTCCGGCGCTGTCGTAGACCACCTGCGGCAGTATCGAGTACACGGCCCCGGTGTGTGCTTCCCAGTGGCTCAGCAGCGTGTGGGGCAGGAGCAGCGTGGTGATGGTCGCGATCAGATTCGCCTGTGCCTCCGTGGAAAAGTCGGTGACCCACGCGGTGCCACCCTGCCCTTGAACGGCTCCGGCGGTCGACTGCACCCCGGTCAGCGGGTCTTGACCGGCCAAGGTGGAGATGTTGATGGGGGCGTAGTAGCTGACGTTGTTGCTGGTCAGCCGGACCATGTACGTTCCGACCAGATCGCCGTTGCTGTCCTGATAGACGCTGACATCGTTGCCTGCCACGTAGTACGGGTGTGGCAAAACGATCAGTTCCCAGCCGTGGGCTTTGGAAAGCGTCGCGTTGGCGTGGGAAACCAGATTCTCGGCGATTTGCGCTTCCCACGTCTTGATCGGCTCCAGAGCCGACTGGGTGATGATGTTATTGTGTGCCATCAGCTTTTGAACTTTATGCCCGGATTGTGCGCGATGTAGCTGTTGGCGACGTAGGTGTCTTCGATTTCCGTGTCGATGTTGTAGCCGACGAAGCTCTCGTCGACGCGGGTGATTGCGCTGATAGGCAGCGCGACACCAGCCCGCCAGAGGAAGTCGCCCGGCAGGACGTCCTGCGCCATGTAGAAGTGCCAGATGCCGTTGCGCCGGACCAAGAGCGGGTGCTCGTAGGTGACGTTCAGGTCCAGAATCTTGAAGTAGTAGGTGTACGGGGCGCTCTGCGCCTGGATGACGGTGGTCGTGGTCGGCGTGGCATTGAGGCTGGCCGTGGCGAACGTGACCCAAGAGGTTTCCACTGCCGGGTCAAGCCCCACGATGCGGTAGCTCTTGAGGACATCTCCGGCGCGGAGGTCTTCGATGTTCCTCAAGGTGCCGTCGGACATCGTGATCTTGGTTCCAGCCAAGAAGCACCCGCCTCCCCCGCCGCTTCCCCCGCTGCTGCCGGAGGTCGGGGCTGCGGTGACGGTCAGGTCGGCTGCGTTGCTCGTCACGGAGCCATACGTGTTGGTCACGACGACCTTGTAGAGCGCTTGGTTGGTGCTTTGTGCGTTCGAGATGACGTAGGTAGAGGCCGTGGCTCCGGTGATGTCAGTGCCGTTCTTCTGCCACTGGTAGGTCATGGCCACGGCGCTCAAGGCAACCACAGTAAAGGTGGCGGTCTGGCCAGCGACGACGCTCGTGGTGGCAGGTTGTTGAACAATGACCGGCGGTGCTCCCACGTCGACTACGATACCGCTGGCGATGGCGGGCAGGGTAAATACGCCGTCGCCAGTTCCAATGGAGTAGCCGCTGCCATCAACGTTGGTCCCTGTCAGTTGAACGCGGAGCAGGTAAGCGTTGGTGATGGTGTGGCCGCTGCTGGGTTCGGCAAAGGCTACGCCATACAGGAGAAGCTGGTTGTGGACGCCCCAGTCCCCGCCAACATGCGCGGCCACGGCGTTCTGGAAATCCGTGACGCTCTGGTTGACGACGGCTTCGGCGTTGGTCGTCAAAATGTTGACGTTGGCCCTCATGGCTTACTCGCGTGGCGGCTCAGGCAGGCGGCGGTCGGTTTCTTCAGGCGGTCCTTCTGCGCCCATCATTCTCTCCAAGCCGGTGGGTTCTTCTGGCAGGCCGACATCGGCACCGCCTTCCGGGCCGCTTTCCATGCCTTCCTCCGGCGGGAAGCTGGGTTCTTCCTCGCTGCCTTCCGGGGGTGTGCCCGCCTCGCTGCCCGGCGGCATGGGGATCGGCAAATCTTCACCTTCACCCCCGGCCTCACCCGGAGCGCCGCCCGCTCCTTCGGCGGTCTTTTGCTGGGCCTCGTAGGCTTCCTCGTCCTCGCCCGGACCCGGCACGCGCTCCATGTACCACTGCCACTCGGCATACAGTTCGTCGGCCAGCGGGTCGGCGTGATTCTGCTCCAGAGCCGCCGCGATGGCCTCCACTTGGCCCCACGACAGTTCTAGCTTGTAATCATTGAAACTCTTTTTTATCTTCTCAAGCTTCATAGCACTTTAACTACGATGAAGACGATCAAACTGGCGACCGGAGAGCAGGCTCTTGTGGATGACGAGGATTTCGAGCGCCTGTCACAGTTCAAATGGAGCCACCATCCCTCGCATACTGGCGACAAGCAGGGATACGCCAAACGTGGCGCTTGGATCAAGGAAACCAAAAAAGTCAAAACAGTGTTCATGCACCACGACGTACTGGGCGTCGACCCGACGGTCGTTCACATCGACCATAAGAACGGAATCAAACTCGACAATCAGAAGGAAAATCTGCGGGCAGCGACCGGCACCCAGAACGCAGGAAATTCCTACTGGCGGAACACGCCGGGTCGAACTTCAAAATTCAAGGGTGTTCATTGGAGACGCCGCAATAAAAAGTGGATCGCCCAAATGACCAGAACGCGCAATGGAAAAATGATGTCACCTTACCTTGGTTCGTTTGATAGCGAAACTGAAGCCGCTCTTGCCTACAACTCTGCGGCGCGTAGATACTTCGGCCAGTTTGCAATCTTGAACCCGGTGTAAACGGGAAAACCAGTTCTTAGGAACATGAATCTGATTACGTTTAGCGAACCGATCACGATAGCCTTCAAGAAAAGCGCCGGGGGCATCACGCAGACCTTCGAGGCAAACCGGCCCTACCTGCTCGCCAACGCACAGGTGGAAAGGATCATGCGCGACACCAACGTCACCACCCGCACGTACAAAATCAGCCGGGTGGACACGCGCATCGTCAACGCCCACCAAGCCTCCTTCAAGAAGGGCCAGCGCGTGCTCCTGTTCAACGGTTCCGGCGGTTACGGCGACCAGATTATCACGTGGCCAATCGCCCGCTACATGGCCAAGCAGGGCTTGGATGTCCACATTCTGACGGACCCCGGCAACAACGTCTGCTGGTGGGGCTTTGACTGGGTGAAGACCGTCCAGACCATCCCGATCCTCTGGGAGCAGGTCAAGATGTTCGACCACTTCTGCCACTGGGAAGCGGCGGTCAACATGGACGAGCATCAGGACCAAGAGCATCCCTTCGACATGATGATGCGCAAGATCGGGTAC